TACCTAACTTTGCCGCCTGGTCAAACGAAAACTTGGCTAACTTTGCAAAAGATTCTTACCTGCGTATGCAACAACAGCAAGAAGCCATTGAAGCACTTAAAAATGATCTTAATTTTGCCATGCGGGAGTTAAGAAAAGTTGTAATTTTGCAACAAAAAATACAGTAAACCATGTAATTTAAATGTTGTAAGATGTTTTTGCAGCATACCGCTGTACCTCATTTTTGGAGAACATCATGCTTTTTACCGTTACCGTTGACTTGCCAGGTTCCGCTTACTTTGAATTTTCTACTGAGTCTTTGTTTGAAATGGCTGAGATTGCTCAGATGTTGGGTAACACCGACGTTGTTGAAGAAGACGACGAGGAGATCGACATTCCTGATGAGATTGCCAATTACTTTACTGAGGGCGAAGAGTACGAATACGACGAAGATGCTGATTGCTGGTGCTGGTACGACGAAGAGCACGAGGCTTGGTACTGGCTTGATGAAGATACCGGCGAATGGCTGCTGGTAGAAGATGCAGATGGTTACGAAGTTGAACAAGACGAAAAGCAAGAATCGGAATAAATGTGTTTCTAAAAGGACAAAGTATTGATATTTTTATCAATTTATCGGTACTTTGTTCTTTAAAGGCCACATACATCAATTATTTCTCCACGAAATTCTATTTTTCCTGAATCCCATTTGTGAACTAATTCAGGCCAAAGCAACTGCCCATTAGAAAAAGTTAACACAGCAAAACCAGACCGATGATTCTGTGGATTTTCTTCTGCGTAATCAAACTGTGGACCATTAGTTTCAGCAAGAGTGCCTGTATCTACGCCAAAACGGTTTCCGTTGTAGTCTGCATAGGGTGTGACCTTTAAACTGTGCAAATGACCCGTCACAATTGTTTTACCAGCACCCACAGTGTTGTTGTGAGTTGCATGAACGCCACCTTTGTAGCGGTGCTTAACAATAACATCATCAGTCACCCAACTTGACATACAGAATGACCAATCTGGGAAATGGTCTGATAATTTAAAGCCTGGAGTTTGAACGTATTGTGGTGCATTAGATGCTAATCGCATTTCATATCGAGCATCATGGTTACCCATTGTCCAAATACGTTTGACGTTATGACGAGCTTTTTTTGCTGTATCCGAGATTTCGCCCAACATTTCTTTGCAAGCATTTAATTCGTCAATTACGCTCGGTGTTCTAGCCCAACCCAAAGGTGGATGGCGAGAGATAGATGCACCGTCAAAAGCATCCCCATTGCAAATAACTGCTTTCGGTTGTAACTTTTCAATTGCCCACAGTAAGCCTTGAAAAGCAGTAGTCCGTATCCCAGGCCAGAAATGAGCGTCAGAAAAAACAATAACTGTTCCATTCTCAATTCCTAGTTCTGATTTTGGACGTACTGGAGATGCTGTATAAACGTCTCTGTGGGTTTCAAGAACTAAGTTGCATCTGCGTTCTATATCATTCCTGCGACGATAGATTAAACGCTCTCCCATTCCTGTGACTTTTGCCATTTTTAACGGCGAATTATGTTGTCTCCAAAGTTCAATAAATTCTTCATCACTTACAAAAGGTTTAGCTGCCATGACGTTCCTTAGTTGTAAAAACTCTTAGAACTTAACATACATTTATTACGTTGAGGGGCTGGACTGGTGTAAGAGCGTGTCTTTAGCTTGGCTAGAGGCACTGCTACCAAAATAAAAAGCAATAATGCCAGTCCAAGCAGTACCTAATGAACCTAGCATCAACATAAGAGCATCAGAAGTTGCAAAAGTCTTGGTCATAAGACCAATCAAAATACCAAAGAACCCAAGTGTTACTAGTAGCGCAAGAACTGGTGGCACAACAGACCGGGTAGTAGACTGCATATCACGAGCAGATTTACGATCATCAACAGCAAGCTTAGCAAAGTCTAGGCCTAACTCTTGTGCTCTAGCTTTAATAGCAATCTCAGCTTGTTGTATAGAGGCAATTTGTTCTGACGTAAGTTTGCCATTCTCAATAGTTTTTTGAGCTTCATCAGTAGAGACACCAAGCTCATGTGCAATAAGACCATAGGCCATAGTACCAAAAGGACCAGCTACAGCCGTAGCTATGGTAGGTGCAATTGCTTTTAACCAATCCATGTTAATGACTCCCCATAAAATCAACGTATTGCATAGTGCCCCATGCGACTAGCGTTACTAATCCAGCGCCAGCAATAGCGAGCAACACCACAGTAACTACTTCTTCAATCTCTTTACGTTTTTTAGCTTTAGCTTTTTCCATAGCAATCTCCTCACTTTTACGTTTAGAGACAATGTCATTACGCTCTTGGATCATTGCGTAGTACAGCGGTGCATTCCCAGACCAGATAAGCATGTCTTTTAGTTCAGTTTCAGCATCATTGAGTTCTTTCAAGTGCATTACTGTTTGCAATGCTTTGGCAGTATCTGATTGAGCAAAAGACTTTGGTTCTGCTGCTATCTTTGCAATCTGATCTTTGCAATCAAAGAATGTCATCATGTCATGGATAATCCCATTGACATCTTTACCTGCTTGAATGACAGCTTTAGCCCCCGCTATAGCAGCCTGTGCGGTAGCAAATAGCGTGAAGGGATCAATCATATTGGTGTCAGAAACAAAGTCTGCTCAGCAACTCTGCGGTTATGTAAACCAGGAACAGAGACACCACCAACTCTATCCCACCTAAGAAACTGCTCACTAGCGCCAACCAGATCACCAGTGTTCAATAACTTAAGCAGGGTAGAGTTTTTAAAGGCAGTGACACCCACATTGTAAGCAAAGAGAACAAGAGCATCAAACTGATTCTGGTTAATGGTACTAGTAACAGCAGCATTAACTCCATCAACAGTTCTTTTTACATCATCACTTAAAAGCTGGGTAGCTTTAACAGCATCAATGATGTCTCCATTGCCACCCACACCATCACCAGGGACAATAAGATGACCATAGCCTACAGTCATCTTGCCCCCAGAGTCAGCATAGGGCTTAGCTCTAAAGCCTTCTAGAGTCTTTAGGTGTTCTATACCATTGTTAGAGAACTTCATATTAGACTAATCCAATCTCGCCTTCAGCTTCAAACGTCAAAGACGTAGCAGCAGAAGCACCACCAACTAAAAAGTCAGCAGCATCAAGACGAACCATACCGTACCAATCAACATATGAGTTGGCAGGAATAGAAGTACCAAAACCCATGAAGGCATTAGACGAAGAAGGTGTAACACCAGTCGTACCAATAGCCATAGTAAACGTCACAGCGCCAGTCGTTACATTCGTAATACGAATATGCCGAAGAACAATGTATGGCTGAGTCATTGTGAAACCAACTGGACCTGAAAGAGAGGTGACGTTGGGATTCAAAATGTTTGTTGTAAGCGTAGCCGTAAGAGCCACTGGCCCACTACGAAAAATTTTATTAGCTGCCATTTAAGACTCCTTGAAACGCAAAATTAAGTGGGGTAATACTAGCGCCATTGTATTATCCCAGAACAATACTACTCTAACAACAAACAGTTGTTTGGTTCGTATTTAACTTGAATCCAATTAGTTCCATCAGAGATTAAAGTAGTTGTGTCTCCGACAGATGCTGCCAAGATAGCTGTTCCTGCTAAACCACCAGCTATAGAAACTACATTGCTTGAGGCAGACACAAGAGTAAAAGCTTTGTAGTTTATAAAACTAACAGGTCTTCCAGGATAACCAGAAGCAGAAGGAAGAGTTACTGTACAAGTAGCAGCAGCTTTGTTATTAATAACATAGGTCTCAAACACACCTAACGTAAAGTCAGCAGTTTTGGTAACAGGCACAGACCAAGTAAGAGAGCCATTAACAGGAACCGTAGGCCCACCTGTAAACATTGGCTCTTCAGCCTCTGGTGCTTCTAAATAAACAGCAACACCGGGTAAACCTTGAATGCCTTGCACACCTGTAGTCCCAGTAGCTCCAGCAGTACCTTGATTACCGGGAACAAGAAACATTTCAGCTTCTTGATAATCAGCTTCAAGATAAGTGGCAGCACCTTGTGGGCCTTGAGAACCTGTAAGTCCTCTTGGGCCAGGAATAGATTGACCTTCTTCACCATCAATGCCATCTAAACCAGCAAAGCCAGGAAAACTAGAAGCAGTTATGGTTACGGAACTAGGGCCAGTAGCTATGCTAACGTTAGTACCCGCAGTCAACAAAGCAGGAACAAAGTGATGATCCGATGTTCTACCAATCAATACCTGCCCATCAGTGCCTGTATCTACAGCAAGAGTAGCAGCATACAAATCTGTAAATTTACCTGTGCTAGGAGTAGTAGCGCCAATGGTAGTGCCATCAATAGAACCACCAGTGATAGCTACATTATTAGCATCTTGAGAAGACAAGCTACCAAACACTCTATCACTAAGCCTTTGGAACCAATCTCTCCAAACAAAGCTTTCCCCAATCTTATCTTGAGGAATGGGGGTTGATGACTTAGCCATTAGCGGTACTTCTTATTACAGTAGCCCATCTTTTTCAACTCAGGCAACTGCTCCTCTAACCTACAGCCTATGTCAGTGCGATAGCCAATGCTGTTAGGAATATGAATCTTCTTCTTAACAGTACCGTAGCAAGCTTCACGAGCTTCCTCAACAGTCTCACCAGTACCAGTAACAATACACACGTAGTTACCAGCAGTAACAAACTGTTCTTCGTCGAGTTTAACTTTGCCATTGACCATAGCAGGAGCTTTAGCACACATGACCTCGGCTAGGTGAACGTTCTTAATAACATCATCCATAGTCAAGTCAAACATGGGATAGCCAGCAGACTCCTTCTTAGGAGTGCCTTTGTCTAAAGGATATGGAGGCATAGAGATCACAACACCACAAGCAATATCAGTACTAACCCTAAGAGTATCTTTACCATCTAGAAGATCAAGCATCCACTGGGCTGGATCACCTTTGTGTAGAGCCTGTTGAATCATAAACAGAGGCCATCCAGGACGCATAGTGAACTCTAGAGGCCAGGGTTTACCCTTATCATCAATAATGCAGTTGACATCAATGTATCCGGTGTACCGTAGACCCTTTAAATAGCCTTCCAAAGGCTTTAAAACCTTGTCAGCAAGCAAAGAGTCTTGCACATAGTAAAGAATAGTTCCTTCCTCACCAGTAGAGACCCCTAGGTCTCCAGCTAACAGCTTCTTAAACTCATGGTTGATACACAACTGTTTAGAGAAGCCGTTCATACCAAACCAACCACCAACAGCTATCTCAATGCCACCGTGAAACTCTTGAAGGATAAAAGAACCTTTGTAAGCATTGCTCTTCTTCCACTTCTGAAGCATGAACACCATGTCAGCAGAAGACTTAGCCACATAGCTAAGAGCTTTATCACCATCACCTAGTGGCTTAGACACGTACCGCTTGTTGTTCTTAATAACAAAACTTATGGCTTCGTCATAACTTTTGAACTCAGTAGAAGGAATTACCGGGATACCAGCACGTTCAAAGATTTCAGCACCATGTTGACGATCTTGTTCCCAACGGTTAGTGTCAATGCTAGGACCAATAATAGGGTAGCCTTTATCCCGATAGCGTTCTAGTTGGTGGATGTAGTAAGTGTTGTCAGTACAGAAGATTAGGTCAGCCCAATTCATGTGAGCTTCCCAATCTGGAACACGGGTAAGTAAACCTCCATCTCCAACCATAGAACGGGAACCGTCTTTGTTGTTACGGATGTAAGCCTTGACTGTATGACCATACGCCATACAACGCATAGCAAAGTCTAGACATACACCACCAGCATCAATCAATAATATGTTCATGGAGTGTAAGTACCTTTTGCACGTTGTTTAGCACGACCTTTAGCTTCACGCTGACCGTATTCTATAGCTCTCTTCTCACGAGCTTTTTGACGTTCAGTCTTAGCTTTAATGTCCAGTTGTTTAGCAAGCAAGTTACTAGCACCACCATCATCTTGTACAGCACCCATAATACCGGGGACTTGTGGGACTTGTTTAGCAGCATACGCACCAACGTCACTAGCAATATCTTTAAATGGGTCTTGTGGGTGGTAGATAGCCTTGCCAGTAAAGATGTTCTTATTAAAAGCAAGTTGACCCAAAGACAACAGAGCAGGATTAAAAGTAAACACAGGCCAGATAAGAGCCGAAACATCTTTCTTACCTTCAGCTACATCTACACCAGCTTTAAGCAAGTGAAACGGCCCTGCTCTACGTTGCTCAGCACCTTCACCAAAGATAGCAGAAGCCATAGAGTCCATCAAAGGATATAGAACCCCCATAGCAACCCCAATAGCCAGCGTTGAGTCCACACCTTCACGAAAATGTTTACGACCTTCAGGAGTCCTTAGATTTCTAGGATCAATATCCTTGACAGTGTTGACCAAAGACTTCACCATGCCATAGTGATACCTAGAAAACATAGAAATGTTTGGATTCTTAAGAGTCTTAGCTAGACCACGGCTACCAAGTACCTCTGAAGGCATACGATAGTTAGGCATGTGCTGCTCACCTTTGGCAATAGCATCCTTCATAGACATCTCTGGATTTAATTTCATAATCTCTCGAATGTATTGTGTGTACATTACATCACGAGTAAACCACATAGCTTTCTGAGAAGCAGAAGAGATACCGTTGTACAGATCACCAACAGAAGTACCTAGCTTTTTAGCTAGTTGTCCCATGCTATTTTTTATAGCTGGGTCTTCCATGTACTTCTTACCCTCATCCATAATCATTTGATCGAACAATTTATTCCTAGGATCAGCACCAAGAATAGAACCACCTTCACGCATTAGATCACGATAGAACTGGGTTTGTTGTCCAACATCTCTCCAAGCTTGTCTAGAAGTAGAACCAAACCTAGCAATGCTTATAGGGTTAACCCAACCAGTAAAGCCACGAGCATTCCACAAGTGCATTACTTCATTGAACATGTGGGGGATAGGGTTAAGCATCATGTTTTTAACAATCTGATTGCTTAGCTTCATCCACATAGTGTTGTCCCAAACCTTAGCAAAATCTTCAATGATTGCTGCGGTCTTAGGATCAAAATGCCAGCCTCTTAGCTGGGGTATCTTGTCAATGTTGTCAGGTATTTTCCAGCCTTTAGGCAAGTCTTTAAGGGGAGCATCAGGAGCATGACCAACGGCCTTAAACAAATCAGACTTAGTAAGATTGTTCATCAGTTCCAAGTCACGAGACATCTTACGCAAGCCCATCAAAGCAACAGCTTGAGAAGCAAGAGAGTCTTTTAAATATCTATAGGGAGCGTGCTCTTCAATGTCAGGTACTTTGCCATCAACTAAAGAAACTTCTTTACCTTTAATAGTAACTGTATCACCACGCTTAAATTCCAGATTGTCTGTATGCCCAATCATAGTCTTCTTACCATCTTTCCATTCCCAAATTTCAGTACCCTGTTTGATGTCTCTAAAAGCAGGTTTACCGTCTTTGTCGGTATAAGGAACCTTAGTATCTTTACCTTGTTTATGTAGCTCTACAACACGACCATCACTAAGTTGAAACACACTACGTTCCATAGCTGAGTTGGCTTGGTCAGCCATCTTCTCACCCATAGGAGTCTTGTTAGCAAAAAACTCCCTAAGCATCTCACGCCAGTTATTAGTAACACCACCAAAGACACGGACACGAGATTGACCAGTAAGAAACTCATCTCCAATATCCCCACCCATAGCCTTGATCTTTTTAACCAAAGCAGCCAACTCTTTATCACCAGCTTCATGCAAAGCTTTAGCTTCAGGAGGAAGCTCTTCACCACGCTCACGCATCAAGAACCAGTCTTCTAACTGCTTTTTAGTTACACCAGATTCTGTTGCTTTTTTGTACCAAGTAGTTAGTTCAGACCTATCCTTAGTTTCAAAGGTAGCTACTTTATGTAGTGCGTCATCTAGCCCTTGTTCGTTGTGTGGAACAGGAATAGAGCGCTCTGCTTGGCTCTTGTTGTAATCCTCTACAAATTTAAGAGCTTGGTCTTTACCAAACTTCTCTTGGATATTAGCTGCATGTTCATACATGGCTTCTTTGTCAGGCATAGACCGAGGATCAACCTTGTCTATAGCTTCTACAACTTCAGGAGCTTCTTTAGACAAACCTTCTTTAAATACAGAAGGAGACATTAGACTGTCTCTGTCAGCACGTTTAGTAAATCCTCCCGACTGCTTAACCATAGACACACCCTTGTCCATGACTTCATCAAGAGCAGTCCTAGCACCTTCAGGAATACCAAGACCTAAACGAACTATTTCTTTAAAAGTACCC